AACGTATCACTACTTTATAGATTCCAGCCTGCGTAAGACGACATAGTGCAAACATTTTCGATTTTTATAGATTCCAGCCTGCGTATTGCTACACTATAATTAAACGCTGTTAAATTAATGCTAGAAAAATAAAAGGGGACCCCCCCAGTACCCGCCATAATATTTTTTAGGTATAATCAGTTTGGGTCCCATACCCCCGGTGGGGGTGGGTATAAATTTCGTGGTTAGCCCTCACGCCTAAAATCACCTATGGAAGAAGACTTTTACATAGAGCCTGCGTCAGATGATCCTGACGAGTACAGAAGTATGCTAGCTAACGCTAGAGAGTGCTTCACTATCCGCGCTTCATTCATGGAGCGTATGGGGTTTGATTTGCCTGAGCCCACGGCAGACGATAAAAACGAGGCTATGCAGATATACACTGCATCCCCCAACGCCCCGGCCAAACCCACTACACTCGGTGCGGCTATCGTTCTTGAGAAAATGCTGGCTAAGCATGACTATGTTTTGGCGGAACCTTCCAACAAAATGCGGAATTATGTGGTGTTTAAGCTGTTTGAGCATGCTGAAAACGAAGACCCGAAAGTTAGCCTAAAAGCACTAGAATATCTAGCTAAATCCTCCGAAGTAGGGCTGTTTTCAGATAAAATCGAGGTTAATATCAACCAAAAATCGACGATTGAGCTAGAATCTGAGCTGTCTTCCTTGTTAAAAAGCATCGCTAAACGCGGGGCATTACCCGACTCATCCTCTGCATTGGATGCAGAATTCACCACATTATGAACCAAGAAGAGCTAAACGCTGCCCTTGCGAACGCCACCCCTGATGAAAAACGCAGGATAAATGCATTTGTAGAGGAGCTTAAGCGTAGGGAGTTGCGTGAGCGCGCCCAGAACGACTTCATGGCGTTTGTTGAGTACATCTGGCCTGATTTCATTAACGGCGCCCACCACCGTCGCATGGCAGGGCTGTTCCAGGATGTAGCAGCATCTCGTAAAAAGCGGGTGATAATCAATCTTGCACCTCGACATACAAAATCTGAATTTACGTCTTACTTGTTACCTGCATGGTTGTTAGGTAAATACCCCACTAAAAAGATCATGCAGGTGTCTAACACGGCGGAGCTTGCAGAAGGTTTTGGTCGTAAAGTGCGTAACCTAGTGGGTAGTGAGGAGTACCAAGAAATATTCCCGGGTGTAGGGCTACAGCAAGATTCGAAAGCGGCGGGGCGATGGAACACGAACCACGGTGGCAGTTATTACGCGACTGGTGTTGGTGGGGCGTTGGCCGGAAGAGGTGCAGACTATTGCGTAGCGTTAACGAGTATTGTCTATATACAAAATAAAGGCGCTATTCAGGCGCAATACGTTGAGTTAGGCGATAATATGTTAGGGTCTGACGGTTATGGCGCCGTTACTCACATACACAATTCTGTACATATTACGACAGTTAATGTGGATGGTGCGGAGTTATCAGCACAACACCCAGTATGGACAGCTAATAGAGGGTGGGTGGACGCCGGATCATTGACGATCCAAGATTGTTTGCAAAGTGTTACTTGGTATGATAGACTATACTCACTTTTAATAAATGGGAGTTATCATGAGGCCAGTAACAAAAGAACCAAAAAGCTCTGCAAAAGCGTATTCAAGAACCTACAGTATATGGTCGGGTATGCGACAACGCTGTTCCAATCCAAATGCGGTAAATTATTTTCGCTATGGGGCCAAGGGTATAAAAGTTTGCGAAGCTTGGGCAAAGTACGATCAATTTATCTTGGACATGGGGGAGCCGCCAACTCCACGGCATACACTAGACAGAATAGACCCGAACGGAGATTACACACCAGAGAACTGTCGCTGGGCGGATATGGAGACCCAGTTCAACAACAAGCGCAACAACGTGAACATAACAGCGTTTGGGAAAACTCGAACATTGGCGCAGTGGGTGAGGGAGACAGGACTTTCGAGGGACATGATAAAGCACAGAATATTCGAAATGAATCTAACACCGGAAGAAGCTCTGAGTATGCCGAAGGGCAGCTGGGTACAAAAACCAGTATTGCAGTACGACTTACAAGGAAACTTTGTCCAACGTTACGAATCACTCGCAGCTACGGAGAAGGCTACCGGGTTGAGCAAAAAAGCAATACACTTGTGTTTAGCCGGAAAGAACAAATCATCTTGTGGCTTCTATTGGGAATACGAAGACCAAAGTCAATAATTATCAAATCTCATAACCCTGAGCAGTTTATTAATTTTACTGTTCAGGGGCACAACACGTTCATAGTCAATCCATATTTGACACATAACTGTATCGTCGATGATCCACACACGGAGAACGAGGCGTTAGCAGCAATCTCCAACCCGGGGGTTTACGATAAAACATACGATTGGTACACGTCAGGCCCTCGTCAGCGGTTACAACCCGGGGGGAGCCTACTGATATGCATGACACGCTGGCACTCGCGAGATTTAACAGGGCAGATAGTCAACGCTTCACAACGTAATGACGGGGCGGAAAATTGGGAGGTTTTCGAGTTCCCTGCTATCCTACCTAGCGGTAATCCCTTATGGCCTGAATATTGGTCGCTAGAAGAGTTACAAGCGGTTAAAGCAGAGATTCCAAACGCGAAGTGGCAAGCACAGTACCAGCAGCAACCTACATCGGAAGAAGGGGCTATCATCAAGCGAGAATGGTGGCAGACGTGGGATAAACAGGATCCACCGGGTAATATCGAGTATGTGCTGATGTCGTGGGATACGGCGTTTGAGAAGCATAACAATGCTGACTTTAGTGCGGTGACGGTGTGGGGGGTGTTTTATAAGGACAATCCAGATGACGGCACGCGGCAGACGAATATTATCTTGCTAGACGCAGTGAAGAAGCGAGTGGAGTTTCCTGAGTTGAAGCAGTGGGCGATAGATGCCTACCGTGAGTGGTCGCCTGATGGGGTGATTATTGAGAAAAGGGCATCTGGGGCGCCGTTAATATATGAGCTACGCCGTATGGGGATACCTGTGCAGGAGTACACCCCGACAAAGGGGAACGATAAGATTTCCCGTTTAAACAGTATTGCTGATATATTTGCGTCAGGATTTGTATGGGCGCCAGATACTCGCTGGGCAGAAGAGGTTATTGACGAGGTAGCTTCCTTCCCTGCAGGTGAGCATGACGATTTGGTCGATACAGTATCACAGGCGTTGATGAGATTCCGACAAGGTGGGTTTGTCAAAACGCTAAGTGACGAGGAATATGAGACGCAACCACTGCGGAGACGCAGACCGTACTATTAACGAGGTAGAGGTAAAATATGGCAATTTCGCAGGGGATGTCACCTTTTGACATAAATGCAATAGACGAAGAACCGATTGAGATCGAGATTCAGGACGTAGACCCAGAGACAGGTGCGGAGTATTACGCGTCTTATTCAGAAGACATTGAGGAAGTACCTGCATTTGATGCCAACTTAGCAGAGTTTTTAGATGATTCGTACCTAGCATCGTTGGCAAGTGACTTAATTAACGACTACGAAAACGATAAAAACTCCAGAAAAGAATGGGAAGACACCTATAAAGACGGGTTAGAACTTCTAGGTCTTAACTATGAAGATCGTATGGAGCCGTGGCCCGGGGCATGCGGGGTTAATCACCCATTATTGCTAGAAGCGGTTGTTAGGTTCCAAGCTGAGATGATTACCGAGACTTTACCAGCGGATGGCCCTGTCACAGCGCAAGTGTTTGGTAAACAGACACCTGATAAGTTAGAAGCGGCACAACGTGTTGCGGACGACATGAACTATCAGATCATGAAGAAGATGCCTGAATTTAGAAACGAACAGGAGAGAACCTTCTGGGCGCAGGCGTTAATTGGATCGGCGTTTAAAAAGGTGTATTTTGACCCGTCATTAGGGCGTCAGACCAGTGTGTTTATCCCGGCTGAGGATTTCGTGGTGTCTTATGGCACGTCGGATCTGGAGAGCTGCCCGCGGGCGTCTTATGTCATGCGTAAAACGCATAATGAGCTACGAAAACTGCAGGTTTCTGGGTTTTATAAAGACGTTCCAATCGATAAACCAGCGCGTCAATCTGACAAAATTCAGGAAGCAAAAGACCGTGAAGGTGGCTATTCAGCCCTATATGACGACAGACACATACTGTTGGAGATGATGGTCGACCTTGATCTTGAGGGTTTTGAAGATTTAGACGAGTCCGGCGAACCAACAGAGATAGCATTGCCTTATGTAGTGACTATTGAGAAAAGCTCGATGGAGATCATCGGCATTAGACGCAACTGGCGTGAAGATGACACCCTTAAAAACAAGAAACAATACTATGTGCACTACCCTTACGTGCCTGCTGATGGGTTCTATGGGTTTGGTCTGATCCAGATTATTGGTGGTTTTGCGCGTAATGCGACGTCTATCATGCGTCAGTTGGTGGATGCAGGTACGTTATCTAACTTACCAGCCGGTTTTAAAACACGTGGTATGCGGGTGATTGGGGATGACACACCGATATCTCCGGGGGAATTTAAAGACGTAGACGTGCCATCTGGAGCGCTTAAAGACAACATTCTGCCATTACCGTATAAAGAGCCATCAGCTACGCTGTATCAGTTATTACAAACCGTGGTGGACGAAGGGCGTCGTATGGCGTCTGTAGCAGACCTTAAGATTTCCGATATGAGTGGGCAAACCCCTGTGGGCACCACGTTGGCGATTTTAGAGCGCACGCTTAAAGTAATGTCTGCTGTACAGAGCCGTGTGTATTACGCGTTTGATAAGGAGATCAAGTTATTAGCTGACATCATTAAAGAGTCAGGAGATGAAGGATATGACATCATATCCTACGATGATAAACCGCACAGCCGTGCTGAAGACTACGGCAACGTGGAAGTCTCTCCTGTTAGTAACCCTAACGCCTCTACTATGGCGCAGCGGGTCATGCAGTATCAAGCAGCTATCCAGCTGGCTCAACAAAACCCACAAATTTACAACCTACCTAACTTACACCGTCAAATGCTAGAAGCGATGGGTATAGAGGACGTGGATGATTTGATTCCTGCTGCTAAAGAAGCTAAACCTGTCGATCCTGTGTCAGAAAACATGAACTTGATGAAGGGAACTAAGGCAAAAGCCTTTATCTTCCAAGACCACATGGCGCATATGACTATCCATACTAACCTGTTAAATGATCCGAAAATGGCGCAGGCGTTCCAAAACATGACGAATGGTCAGCAGATTCAGGCGGCTATTCAGGCGCACGTTATGGAGCATGCGGCGTTCCAATACAGACAAGAGATGGAGCAGATGATGGGTGTCGAGTTGCCTAAGCCCGACGAAGAGATCCCACCAGAAATGGAGACAAAACTGAGCAGACTGCTGGCGCAAGCGTCAGATATGCTGTTACAGAAAGACCAAGCGGAAGTGCGGCAACAGCAAGCACAACAGCAAGCCCAAGACCCTGTCATTCAGATGCAGCAGAAAGAACTACAGATTAAAGAGCTGGAGGTCACAGGCAAGCTTGACATCGAGAAACAAAAACTTGATTTGCAAGAGCGTATCGCTGCGCTTAACGCAGGGCTTAAATCAAACGACGCGGCGGCTAAACACTCAATCGCTATGATGGGTGCGGAGCAAGCGATGGCGCAGATGCAGGTCAGTCAAGACCTTAAAGAAAGACAATTTGAGCAGCAAGCACAACAAGCAGCACAGTTGGCACAGCAAGCTGCGCAACAACCACAACAGCCACAACCACCTAGCGGAGTCTAATGAAACCGTTTAGCTTTGAAGATTGGTTTGAAAAAGAACTCGGAGAACAGATTAACAACCGCAAGGAAGCGGTTGCCTCTGGCAATTCCGTGCAAGATTATGCTGAATATCGGCATATCGTAGGCGTTATATCGGGGCTGACGCTTGCGCTTAATACCTTTAAGAGCCTCGCCAAAAAACATATGGAGCAAGAAGATGACTAGCATAGTTGATGCTATTGATTCAGACGCAACACAAGCGGTACTGGAAGAACTTTTAGATATCTTACCAGAGCCTGTAGGCCCTAAGATTTTGATTGTTACTCCAACAATCGAAGAGAAAACAACAGGGGGCATTATTAAGCCTGTATCGGCTGTACACCGCGAAGAAGTGGCGTCTACCGTTGGTATGGTGGTTAAGATTGGCCCAGATGCGTTCAAAGACGAAAAGCGTTTCCCTAGTGGCCCTTGGTGCAAAGTGGGTGATTTTGTCATCACACGTGCTTATTCAGGCACTAGAGGCTCTGTTAAAGGTAAAGAGTTTAGAATCATTTATGACGATCAAATTGACGGCGTAGCACCTACTGTTGAAGGCTACGGACGCGCGTACTAGGAGGATACATGCTAGAAGAAGATAGAATTGACGGTATTGAAGAACCCGTAGATATTGCTGTTGATGATAGCGATATTGAGATTGAGATTGTCGATGACACCCCAGAGGAAGATCAAGGCAAAAAACCCTTAGAAAATACCGCAGAGGTCGATGACGACGAGCTTAACCAATACTCGACGAAAGTTCAGAAGCGTATTAACGAAATCAATCGTAAATACCATGACGAACGCCGCGCTAAAGAAACATTTGCTAAACAACAAGCAGAAGCTATCCAGTACGCGCAACATATTTTAGAAGAGAATAACCGCCTTAAAGAGACACTTTCTTGGGGCGAAAAAGCTTTAATCGAACAAGCGCAACAGAAGTTGGTATACGACACCGCTATTGCGGAAGCTCAGTATAAAAGAGCCTACGAAGAAGGCGATTCTGAAGCGTTAGTAGACGCACAAAGAAGCTTGTATAAAGTGCAACAAGAAGCTGAGCAGCTTCGTCAATACAAACCTATGCAACAAAACTTGCAAAATAATGCAATCCCTGCTTATACTGCACCGCAACAACCAGTTCAACAAACACCACGCGATGAAAAAGCCGAAACGTGGGCGGCAAAGAACACATGGTTCAGACAAGATCGAGAGATGACTAATCTGGCTTATGCGGTTCACGAGAATCTGGTTAGTCAGGGGGTAGATCCACGGTCCGATGACTATTATGTACAAATAGACAAACGGATGCGGGAAGTATTCCCTGAAAAATTTAAGAGTGCCACACGCAACGGGACCGTTGTAGCACCGGCGGCGAGATCGACGCCTTCCAAAAAAGTCACGCTTACTCCTACGCAAGTAGCCATCGCCAAACGCTTGAACGTACCTCTCGAAGCGTACGCTAGACAAGTCGCTAAACAACAATAAGGAACATTTTATGACTGAAATTACAAAACCAAGATCGCAGGATACTCGTCAAAGTGCTGAACGAATTGCAGCTACATGGCGCCCAGCAAGTGATCTACCAGAGCCTATCCCTCAACCGGGCTGGGTATTCAGATGGATTCGTACTTCATACATGAATGCTCCAGATCCTCGAAACGTGAGTACTGCACGACGTGAAGGTTGGGTACCTTGCTTAGCTAAGGACCACCCAGAGATCGACCTGTCATTTGACAGTCGCGCCGCTTCGCAAGGCAGTAACCAAAACATCGAGATCGGCGGCCTTATGCTGTGCAAGTTGCCAAAAGAAGTAGCGGAGCAACGCGATGCTTATTTCCAAAATGCGACCAAAATGCAAACTGAGTCCGTTGATAGAAACTATATGAGAGAAAACGATCCTAGAATGCCTTTATTCTCAGATCGTAACTCGAAAGTATCATTTGGCAGTGGTAAGTAATACCACTATTTAAAATTTTTGGAGGTTAATATGGCAGTTGGAGTCTCTGGCTTCACCCCAGTTAATTTGATCGGTGGTCAAGTTTATGCTGGTGCTGTACGTCAATTACCAATCGCATCTGCGTATGCAGAAAACATTGGTTTTGGCGACTTAGTTGGTATCTCAGGTGGTTACATTGTTCGTGTAAACGGCACTGGTTCAGGCGCTGTAACACAAAGCACTTTCCCAACTGTTAAACCAGTAGGTATTTTCTTGGGCTGTTCTTACACAGACCCTAACTTGAAATATTTCGTGAACAAACAATACTGGCCTACAGGCACTGTAGCTTCAGACGCACAAGCGCTGATCTGCGAAGACCCAGAAGCTTTATTGCAAGTTACTTTGACTAACGCTGGTACAGCTTATACTTCTGGTGCTGCTACTGTTGCGGCTGTTGGTAAAAACATTGGTTACTATCAACCTGCTACAGCGGTCAATACATCGACTGGTAATAGCGCGGTTTCTGCAAACTTCGCGTCTGCAGCGACTACAGCTACTCTGCCTCTCCGTATTGTTGATGTAGTTAAAGAATCCGCTTTGTCTGACGGCACTTATGCGCAAGTATTAGTAAGCTATCAGTTGGGCGTTCACTTCTACCGTCAAACTACAGGAGCATAATCAATGGCTGCTATTTCTCGTTCACAACAGCTTAAAGAACTGATTCCGGGCCTTAACGCCCTGTTCGGTTTGGAGTACGACCGCTACGGCGAAGAGCATAAAGAACTTTTCGAAATCGAAAGCTCTGATCGTTCATTCGAAGAAGAATTGAAACTGTCAGGTTTCGGCGCAGCGCCAGTTAAAAACGAAGGTCAGGCAATGAGCTACGATGTAGCCCAAGAAGCTTGGTCAACCCGTTACACCCACGAAACAATCGTGTATGGTTTTGCTATCACTGAAGAAGCAATGGAAGATAACCTGTATGACTCACTGTCTGCTCGTTATACCAAAGCTTTGGCTCGTGGTATGGCTTATACCAAACAGGTTAAAGGCGCTAACGTATTGAACAACGGTTTCAACCAAAACTACTTGGGTGGTGATGGTGTATCTTTGTTTGGTACTAACGGTGGCGGTTCTGTGGCTAACCATCCTCTGGTTAATGGTTCTACCGTTAGCAACCGTCCATCAACTGCTGCGGATTTAAACGAAACTTCTTTGGAAGCGGCTGTTATCCAAATCGCGGGTTGGACTGACGAGCGTGGTCTGTTGATCGCTGCTAAACCTAAAAAATTGGTTGTTCCTCCTTCACTGCAATTCGTAGCAACTCGTTTGCTGGAAACCGAACTGCGTGTTGGCACCAATGATAACGACGTCAACGCTATCAAAAACAACGGTTCTATCCCAGAAGGTTACACTGTTAACCACTGGTTGACAGATAGCAACGCGTGGTTCTTGTTAACCGATGTCCCGAATGGGTTGAAGCACTTCATCCGCACTCCACTTCAGACATCTTCTGACGGCGATTTCGACACTGGCAACTTACGTTACCGTGCAAGAGAGCGTTATTCTTTCGGGTATAGCGACCCACTGGGCGTGTATGGCTCGCCAGGTACATCATAAAAATCAAGTACTTAGGTGATATTGGAAACCCGCTTCGGCGGGTTTTCTTTTGGCAATAATAAAATAAGAAGCAAATAAACCCTTGCACCCTAACAACTTACTTGATATTATCGGGCTGAACCTAGGTATCTATTTTTCTTCATACCGACCGGCCTAGCGGACTCTGCACAAGACGGTATGACACACGTGCGAGGCATCTATGGCTACATCAACTACTCAAGCAATCTGGCGCTCATTCGGCGGCGATACCACTAAAACTGCATACGCAGGCTCCATGCTCATGGTTGCTGATTTTTACTTCCTCCCTACTGCGGCGGCTGGTAATAAAGTTCAAAAATCTTCTACTGACACAGCAAATGTCATTCTGCCTATCGGCGCAGTTATCA